CATCCATGTATTCGATTTCTTGATCAACAAGGCCGCCGGATGCTCATCCAGACGCTCTCTGTCGCGCCCGGAGCGGCGAAAGAGATGCAGGGGGAGTTGTGCTACGGATTGCGACAAGACTAGCACACAAGCGAACACAACCCCCAAGCGCATGGCTTTCTCTGTGGTGACATTCACTCCGCTTGCGGTCGTGATTCCGCCATAAGTTTCAAGTATCAGGCGTTCAAGCGTGTCGCTCGCAGCCGCTTGCGGTCTGGCCAGACGCTCCATAATGCCTTTCATGGACGGCATTCCAATCTATAAGCGGCGATTAATAAGAGGGTGCCCAGGACGATGAGGGCCAGGGTCAGACTGATACGGTAAAGGCCGTAGGTCAAAAGGATAAGTCCTATGGCGGCCAGAGCATCGGAAACCACAATCGCCGGTATACGATAATGAAATTGAACGCCCTTCCAGAGCTTGAGTCCTAACGCGCCCAGGGCATCGAATAGCTGTTTCATGGCCTACCTCATAAGATAAGTAATTGTTTTTATTGCGCAATTGAATTTAAAATGAGACCACGCCACGCTCTTCGTAAATGGATGGCCCTTCTTCTATCACAGCGTCTCTCGACTTCAGCCCGATGGCCATCGCGACCGCTACGGCCCCGTCAATCCGGAACCGGCTTTTGGTTTTGTCCAACTTCCGTCCACCTGCAGCATCTGAAACGGCAATCGCATTCGAGATGCACCAGGTGAGGACCGGGTTACCCGGATGCTGGAACGCCCGGCTGAGGACGGAATGTTCAAAGGCATCAAGGGCCGGTGCCATATCCCGGAAGCCCTGCCCCCAAGGGACCAGGCGCAGGGCCTCCGTCCTCACCGCGTCTTTTTCTTCCACGTAAGCTTCCACATCTATGATGGAAAATTCTCGTAAAAGATTCTCGATCCGCCACCGGTCGTACGCCATCCCCACAACTTCGTACTCGGTACACAGCTCGCCGATGGCCTTGGCGACGAAACTATAATCTATCGAGCGCCCCTCCGGAGCTTCGATATATCCTTGATCCACCCAGGTCTTGTAAGGCACCCGGTCGCGCCGTTCGTGCTCATCGAGGCACCCCTTGGGCTTCCAGAACCAAGCGTCCACCCGGTCCCCGGCATCGACCGAGACGGCCGCCAGCGCGCACAAGTCCGTCGTAGCCGACAGATCAAGCCCCAAGAAAATCTTTTCCCCCGGTATGAGGCCCTCCGTCCCCCGGCAAGCGATCCATTCGGGGCGAGGGATAAAGGCACCTTGCGCGTCTACGCGTTGATTAAGATAAAGGTTTCTAAATGCTGCCTCAAGAATGGGCATCCGCTTGGCCTTGTCAGCCAGGGCGCGGAGATCTCCCCAGGAACGGAATTTTCCCAAGGCCGGATTACTCGCTTTCCAGGACTTTGGATCGTAAATATCGGCATCGTCCGGCGTCTCGTAGAGGTGCGCTACGATAGTCGGGTCAAGGCTCTTGATCCCGTCATCAATGAGTTGTGAGAGAAGGTGCTCCGGGTCGGCCGATTGCGTCGAGATGATGATGAAAAGAGGTTCAGCCCTGGCACCCATTGACGTATCGAGCGCATCATAGAGCGCCCTGGTCTTCGCTTGCGCCAACTCATCATAAATGACAAGGGTAGGATTCAGTCCGTATTTGGTCCCCGCTTCCGCAGACAGCGCCCGATAGAAGGATCCGGATTTGTAATGTACAATCCTATGCGTGCTCTCTATGATGCGGACTTCCAACTGTAGAATAGGGGATGCGCGTACGATCTGGACAGCGATCTTGAATATCAATGCGGCCTGGTCCCGCTCATTGGCCGCCGTGTAAATCTCTCCGTTCGGAATCGCTTCCGGTCCACAGAGATGGACCAGCACCAAAGCGGCCAGGAACGTGGACTTCCCGTTCTTCCGCCCCAGGGACAGGATCGCTCGACGGACCTGCCGAAGACTCAACACGTGCGGCCCGTAAACGTCCCGTATGAACCTCCGTTGGAACGGTAGTAATTTAAACGATTTTCCCTCGCCGACCCCGGATGGACAAGTCAAACATTCGATGAAATTGATAATCCTTTTGACTCGATCTCGCCTGAAAACGACCCGGTTCCTCTTCCTCTTTTTAGCCATGTCGTCGCGCGTTAAAAATCATCACTGGCGTTAGGCACCGGGCACCAGGAAGGGACAGCGCTTACGTCGGTCGTGTTGCCGATCCAAACGCCTTTTTCCGGATCTAACCTTTGCGTGCCTGGATGGCAACAAAAGCATGAGGATACCCGATTACTTTTTGATGCATAAACGCAACTTCTCCTTAAAAAAACGCAACCATCGCAACATAGGAATCCGGCTTGTTGTGGAGCTGGCCCTTCACGTTTTGGATTTTCCATCAGCACTCAATTCTTTTTATCCGTTTGGACCTGTCAACACGGAGAGTTTTTTCTTTAATTCTTGAATTTTGATTTTGAGATCCCAACATTCCCGCATTCTGTTTTTCAAAGACGCATAATATCTTTCAGCGCGCCTTTGTTCAAAATTCAAAGACAAAGACAAAAATCTAACCATTTGTTTGTCCGTTTTTCTTCTCATGTCTCATTCCTTCTCCTTCTCAACTTCAAAAAATCAATCGGCCGGTCGATCAGTAAGGCCGCCGGATGCTCATCCAGATACTCTCTGTCGCGTCCAGGGCGACGGAAAAGACGCAGAGGGAGTTGTGCCACAGATTGAGACAGGGCCTGCACACAGGCGAATACAGCCCTTCGTTTAGCCATCTCCGCGTTCATGTCTCACCCCTACCTTTCTTCTTCTCAACATACAGAAGTGATTTCAATTTCGACTCTTTTTGGTCCTCTAGTGGTATCACTTCCAAACGCGCCCGCGCTGCTGGCGTCAACCCCAGTTCACCGGCAAAGCGTATCATGTCTTGTGCCGATTCACGGGCAATCCTAAAGAGTGGGTTTTTAATGTCAGTCCCGAGCGTCCCCCTGGTGAGGAACGCTCTGGAAGTTTCCCCCTTCGGCAATCCCTCGATGAGAAGTCGAATCCCCTCTCGCGCCCTGCAATAGTCTGCGTAAGACTGACAATAAGCAGCATATATCGCTACGTCCACTTGGGTCAATATGCCCATTCTGGCCAGTCCTGGACCCCTCTCTTCCCATTCTTGTTTCGCCAGGTCACAAAGGATCGAGGGAGGTTCCGGAAGACCCGTGTCCGGCATGGGTTCATTCTCAGGAAGTCGCCGTTGACCTGGGTTTCCTTCGATTACTTTGAGCGCTGTAGGTTTGGGTTTGGGTCCTGGCATCGAAGTCAACTCCCTTTTCTTTGTCGTTTCAGTAGACGTTTTCTGCGTCGAAGTTGCGCCGAACTGCGCGGATTGCCATTCGGCTTAATCCAGGGACAAGGCATAGCAGGAATTGTCCCAAATTTTTGACACAAATCGGGCCGGTCTTCGTAGATGGAGCAACGATGTTTTTGGCGATTGAGGAACAGACAAGAGCAGTCTGCGCAGATTGGAATCACAAGCGCTTCCGAGATGGGCTTGTACTCCCTCGGCCGCTGTTGGATGCAATCAGAGTGCCTCTGGATGAACGCCGCTTCCATGGGCACAGGGCCGCAGCATTTAGAGCAATTAGGACGACATTTAAATTCAGCCAAAATCGAAAACCTCCTGAGAAAGTCGCTCAATGGCAAACTGGCAGTATTCTTCATTTAATTCAATACCAACGCAAGTCCGTCCTAAGTTTTTCGCTGCCCGTAAGGTTGTACCAGAACCCATAAATGGGTCAAGTATAGTCTCCCCGCCATAGGTTTCTATGCACCACTCCATAAGTCTCAGGGGCTTTTGTGCAGCATGTACCCTCTTTTCCTTTCTTTCCCCCCCCCATTGCTGTAGGAATCCCGCCCACTTCCAGGTAAACTTCCGCGCTGCCCGTTTGTGGTTTGTCCAGGCAAGTTCACAATCTGCAAAAGAAGTCTCACCGTTCATCTTGTCCCAAATTATCCAAGATGCCGAAGGGGGAAGAATATCTGTATAATAATTCCCGCCAAAGACTATTGAATATTTAGCCTTTGTAATGGCCATTGAAACCAATTCAGGACAACGTACATCCCAAACATATGAACCGAAATCTGTTGCGAACTTACTCCGAGATAAATTCTGTTCAGAGGACATCGTTTTGGGGCTACTGTTGAAGGCCCCAACTCCATAGGGCGGATCGGTCAACAGAAGATCGAATTGCCCTAGCTTGGGCAATATCTCTGCCATATCTCCGCAGTATATAGTACAGGAAATATCTTCGTAGAACGGGGTTATCAAAAGAATTTCCTATCTTGCAGCGTAAAAAGCGAAAGCTCAGACCCGGTTTCCAGAGAAGCAGTCTCTGGCGATTTTTAGGGCATACCCCCTTTGGTGCGGTTAAAATGAACGCGCACGTTATTGTTTAAATTTCTTCTTTGTTTTTCAATCCAAGAGCTTCGGCTTCATCTTGCTGTATTTCTTTCTGAAATTTGCACCACTGTTCATAAAAATCTCTAACTTTAGGTGGCATTACGATCTCGGACCTTTCATTCAAATCGCTAACTTCAGGTGGCATTACGACCTCGCACCACCCGGCCTCCATCAGCCTGAAACGCCGGCCCTCTTCCAATATTTTTTCATCGCCAAGCTTGTTCATTTCGATGTCGACAGGAGTCTTAAACGCACGTTCAATTGCAGGAATATCTTTCTCTTCACAAATCCGGTCGAATAGCATGTTCCGTGCATCATAAGCCACGGGCTTTCCGAATAAATCAGTGAATCTTTTCATCTCTTCAGGTGTCACATCTTTCTCAAATCGAGCACTCATTTTATCCTCTCTTTTCCTTTCGAGGGTTTCATCGCCGAGTTTGTTCTTTTCGACAGTAACAGGAACAAACCCAATTCCGAAGCTATCAAACAGAATATTTCGCGCGTCGTAGACCGCTGATGTCCCGAATATAGAGGCAAAACGCTCCATCTCTTCAGGTGTCTTGTCTTGCTCAAATCGAATGCTCATTTTATCCTCTCTTTTCCTTCCGATTATTTCAATTCCACACCCAATTCCGAAGCTCGTTCTTTCAGCTCATCAATACTCCGAATGGCTGCATCCGTTACAGTTTTGAGTGGCGGTAATAGCTCTATCCAACCGCACAACAGCAACCCAAAATAGCGGTCTTCTACAGCAGCCAATATCTGCTTTGCAACCCTTTGCAAATCGTCTGAAGATCCGCAAAGAGCGAACGATTCTTGAATTGTCCTTTCCGTTTTGCCATGCTGAATTACGATCTTCATGTGGGGTTCTCCTTTGCTCACCTCAAGCGAGCGTCAAGGTGGCGCTATGTGAGCCATTGCACCGTGGGTGTGTTGGTTATCGGCGGCAAGGGCGCGTGGATATCAATCCAGCCGTCTGCGCTGGCATGACAGTATTCCTCTTCAGGATGATCCAAAGCAAGAAGGACCTGTCTCGCTACCCGGAGCAAGTCTTCGGCATTCCCGCAAATACGGAAAGATCCGACAATAGTTCTCTTCCTGTTTTTATGTTCGATAATGATCTTCATGTGGAGCTCTCCTTTCACAACAGCTCGAAATGACCCCAATCTTTCCATGTCCACCAGCCGCCCCAAATAATGCGCGCTTGCTGAAAGGTGGAATCGAGGGTAATGATCTGGCCCAGTATCCGGAATCGCTCGATGTCTCTCCAGTCAATCGGATAAGGCGCGAGATCGACAGCTTTTGACGGCGTGCGATTGTGCTTTGAATGCGGATACTTGACCAGGGATAGCCCTTGATCAAACAAGACGTTTTGTTCCTCTTTGTCACGCGCGCCGTCTATGACGGAGAAATCCATAATCTCTATGGCTTGGTGACAGATCGATTGTAGGCGCACATCGCACGTCTCAAGAATCAAGAGACTTCTTCGACTGAAATTCGGCATTATTTAAACCTTCTCTTCCTCGCCGCTTTGACGGCTATATCGGCACGGGAAAGTTGTTTTTCGAGCGCAATGATATAGATATCAAGATCACTGCGCAATTCCTGCAACTCCGCTAATGTTTTTTCTTCCGACCGTGATGTGTCCCCGTAATACCGGTCCAGCGCGTAGCTGATGGTCTCCATCTGCATGGTGATAAAATCTGCATGCATGGCTCAATTCCTTTCTTGGTACCATGGATGTTTAGAGTCAAGGGGTTCACCGTCTACGTCACAGCCAGGTACGATTCCGTCCCGGTCTTTGATAGATGCAAGGTGATTGTGACAAGAGGTACAGCAAGATCTAAGATTTGATCTCTCCCAAAAGAGCGTTTCGTCGCCCTTATGGGGAACAATGTGGTCTACCGTGTCAGCCGCTATGATCTTGTTTGCTTCTTGGCAATACCAGCATAGCGGATCCGCGGCCAACACTTCGGCGCGAAGTCGTCGCCATTGGGGATTATTGTAAAGCCGGGTATATTTATAAAACATCTTTTTACGAGTCCGCTGGTTTCTTCACACGTGTCGACCGTTTTTTTTCACTTTCTGTTGTTCCAAATGGGTTAAAATTACATGGCGCTTATGACCTGTCAATATTCTGCGCATTACTCGGTCGAACCGGAGTTCAATCGCTTCTCGCAATTTCTGCAAATCTTCGTCAGAAAAGGCTTTGAAAGAAAGAAGCTTCATTTCGCGTTCATTCATCTTTTTTTCCATCACCGTATTCCTTTCTGATTTTCATAGCGCACGATCAAGAAATTGTGATATTCCTTCACCTCAATATTCTTCCAAGGTAAATTTGAAGGTGTGATGAAAAACGGGATATCTGCCCCGGAACGTAAATTCGTTTCCGGGTAATAACCGTTCCGATAAAGCATCAGGAAAAATTGTCCCCCTTTTCGCAGAAAAAAAGGCAGCCGGTTCCACGCTTTCGGATTGACATAGTTCAGCGACCCGAAAAGAGCCAAGACCGTATCATATCGCAAGAATTGTTCCGGATAAAAATCTTCAAAAGCCACGTTCAGAGTCTGCGCGTCAAAGGCCGGATGTTTCGTATGCAATCTTTCAAGCATGAGTAAGCTAGTATCAATCCCGAAGTATTGCTCTGGCGGAACGGAAGTATAATCGAGGAATCCCCCCGTTCCGCAGCCGATATCAAGTATTGATCCTCTCGCCGGCAACCTTTGCGCGATTTCAGTATTTTCGATCAAGCTGGTCTCATCTTGAAACAGGCTGTCGTACATGGCTGCAATGGAGTCAAAGGCCGAGGAGGGTTGCAGCCTTTTCCGATTGATTAGGAGGGTATCCGAGAGAGGTGCGCCCATTGTCCAGTATTTGTGAGCGTTCATCCGGAAAACCGTGTAAGGCCGTTTTTGGAATAATTCGACTACGCCATGGTAGCGAATGGAAATAACACTTTCGTCGAAGGTGTCGGCCGGCTTCCATTGCTTCCGCAGGGCATACCAATGCGGATTTTTGGGCATAGTTTTAGCGAAAACCCATTCTTGTTTCGACCACAACGACCGCATCCGGCAAGCGGTTTTAAAATTCTCTTCTTGCATGATCTCCACATGATGAAAAAGAGGAAGCAGCGAGGTGCTTTTCAATCTCGATCAAGACGCCTAACGTAATTTTCTCAACGGAAGTGTACGACACCTTGGGAGCGAACTTACGCGCTATTTGCGCTCGATTAATCCCAGTCCGAACTCGATCTTGAATCCATTCCAACGTTTCGGCCGGAGTTGGAGCGCATGCACCTATCGACATGGCTTTACTGCTTTCATGTGCAGGAGTGCTCATCTTTTCAGCAAATTCATAGTAAGGGGCCAGCGCAAAAAAACGGGATATCGGAGCATAGGAGGGTTCAGTTTCCGATTCTAATCTGCGCTGGCCCTGTCGGTAAAATAGACGTCGCCGTGGCAGATGTCCAAGCCTTTTTTATACTCAATCCAGTCATTGTTATGTATAGAGACCTTTGCGAAGGCCAAGCCCTGTTCGTAAGCCCTTGGCGCGCAGCCGCTTACGTGCAGCATAAACTATTTTATAATAATTGTTGCTGTTTGATGCCGTTTCCTTTATATTATTATATGTCAATCGCAACACTACTCAAAAAGGAGCCGGAACCATGGTAAACGGTAAGCGAATTCGCGCCCTGCGTATTCTATGTGGTTGGACCCAACAGGAGTTGGCACAGAGACTTAGCGTCACATGGGTAACGGTCAGCAATTGGGAACGTGGGAGGACGATCCCGCAACACGTCCATCGGAAGGCGCTGGGCCGGCTGATAAACGACACTATCACAGCCCCTGAAGGGAGTTGAAAAATGGTCGCTACGGTCGACATAGGGCGGAAAAACGGGAAATCCAGGTTCAAAGTCGCTTTGGGGTTGGCGATAAGGCAGGACCAGGATGGAAAACCGGTAGCCGACATCGTCGATTTGGATTCTTACAAAGCCTTCAGGGATGAGTGTGGATGGGAAATGCTGGAACTCTTTGTTCGATATAATTTCCCTGAACCACTGGCAGATAAAATCCTAAGCATGCTGGAGGAGTGAAAATCATGCTAACAATCTCTGAAAAGTCCGGAAGTACGTATCTCTGTACGTTAAATCGACTACGACGAATCAAGGGCATAGCACCGCTGGACGGACCGCAGACCGATCCGGAAGGCGCTGGGACGGCTGCCGTTATGACGGCAGATGTAAAGGCGTTTGCCGAGGCATTGGAGGAGAAGCTGAAGATTCGCCGTCAGTATGGCTACTGGGCAGGCATCCCTATGATTTTCTATCTGGATCGCCTGCATGATGAGCTTGCCGAGTTGGTAGACGCTTTCTTCGCCTTCGACGATGATCTTATCGGCTCTTATGAAAACATCATGGACGAGTGCGTTGATGTGGCCAACTTCGCGATGATGCTCTTTACAAATGCTGCGAAAGCAAAACAGGAGGGAGAAGATGCCGACCGAAAAGCAGCAATTCGCAAACATGCGTAACTGGCGAAAAAAGCAGATGTTGACGTTTGCCCTGGCCATCAATCGCCATGGGGATTTGATGAATTACGGAACCGGTGAGATTTTCTGGGATGCCGAACAGGGCTTCGGGTTTGCCAGTCCCGAAGCCCTGAACGATTCGAGACCCGAATTTTTTCATGCGCATACTTTTGCCGAAGCGATGGGGCAAACACTTTCAATTTCGGAAGTGTCCGGAGGAAGGTGGAGGGAGCGAAGAATTTTCGTACTGGGTAGACGGGACATGGGTAGACGGAAGTCAGGCATAGGAGAAACTCATGCTCGCTATACTTTGTTTCGCCGTTGGTTCTGTCGTTGTCGTCGCCGTTCGCTGGTGGGTGCATAACATGGGATATATTCACTCCCGCGCCCGCAGGGAGCGTATCAGGGCCTTCATAGGAGATTGACGCCATGTTTTGTCGTTTGCCCGTGTTACTGAACAAGGCTCAAGTTGTCCGTTTGGCCTACCTCCTGGGGTGGAGGTTCCGCAGAAATTATCTTGTTGCACCGGTTGGTCCGTTGTATGCCATTTACCGGAGATGGTACAAATAATGAGAGGAAAGAAAGCCAAGCAGTTACGGCGAATGGCCCGATTGTTGGCCATGGATGAACCCCCCAAGCGCCGCCTTATCGCCCGATTCTTTTCCAAGATCCGTCACCCGGAATTGACCCTCCGGAGGTTCATCCGCAGCGCTTTAAATCCACGCAGCAGCTATGTCTCATCGACTACCAAGCGAAATTTCAAATGGTCAGTTAAGCGTTTAACGCAGCTTCTCAAAAAGGACATGCGCCATAATGGATAAACTGCCCCCTCTTACCAAATCGGATTTTTTCATAGCACATTTGGCTTTGTCGGCAGGCGCGCGGCTTTGGAAAAAACTCGGTAATGACGATTCCGCCAAAGAAGAAGAACGGAAGATGTGCCAGACAGCCGCGCGGCTTTATCAAGCAAAAGCCGCCTTGTTCAAAAAATATGCCTACGGAAGCGAGGTATAACATGAGTGAAGAATTGGAACGATTGAAAGAAGTCGCGGGAGCAGCTACGAGAGAGGCACGATGGGCTGAAAAAGAGATGGAATGGGCGAGGGAGAAGTTTGATGAGGCGCTCGAAGAAGCAAGGCAGGCGTGGAAGTGCGCGCATCGAATGGCGCGTAAGGAAAGAGTATGTCCGGCCATGAAAGGAGGAGACAGGAGGATATTAGAAGATTATCTGTCGGAACTTATGGATAAAGCGGCAAAAGTAGAGAAGCAGATGGAAGAGATGGAGGTAGGGACGGAGATGGAGGAGTTTTCAGCGGCATGGGAAAAGGCATGGGAAGCAGAGACGGTAAAAATAGTAACAGCAATTGCGAAAGGATGATACCATGGAGGCGCGAATAGATACCATAAGCCTCAATGTGCAAATGTTACTGGAAACGAACATAGGGTTACATGATGCCATTGAAGAAGAGGTGCTGGCTTCGGAAAAAGCTTTCGGCGACCGAGAGGCAAAGGATGAAATCACTTTCAAAGTGATGGGGACAAGATCTTTTCAACTGGGTTCCGACCTTTTCCTGCAATTCGAGGTTTGGTTCAGAAAAACAAAGGATGAAACATTATGAACCTGGAAGATCGACAACGGCGCAACCGGCTGCAAATTTCTACAGAGCCGGCATACGGCATTTTGGCCACGGATTGCCTGGACGGAGTGTTGATTTTTCGGAACGGAGATCCTTTGGCAAAGCCGGTGCCGGTGCTCAAAGGGGGGATGAAGTGGGGAAAAATAGCTGTGACCGCAGATGAGGTGCAAAAGCAGATAATCGAAAAAGGGGAAGAAGATGCCTGAATATAAAAACGTCGAAGAAGTTATCGACTCCATTGTTGCCGATATGCAAGAATACTTTGCTATTATTTTGCGACACGTGAGAGACCCGGGTTTTTTTAATGACAAAGATGAAAATCATTGCGCCGCGTGGACCGCTATACGGCAACTCCGAGATCGAGCTTTCGCTTTGAAAGAATTGATGAAGGGATCAAGCCCATGAAAAACATGAAAATGGATGTAAAGGCCCTCACCGGGCTTATGATTTTGGCCTTCATTTACCTGGTGGCTCAAATCGCCATCAGTTTACTTGGGAGAATTTAAATGCAGAAATCATCTGACATTAACGAATTGGCCGCCGCTCTGGCTAAAGTGCAAGGCGTCTTGCCCCCAGTCCCCAAGACGCATACAGCCTCTCTCAAAGGAACCACCAAGGACGGAAGGCCATACGAATATGAATATAAATACGCGGCGCTCGATGCGGTCTTTGACTGTTGCCGAAGACCGCTTTCGGAAAATGGCCTAGCTGTCGTGCAAACGGTGAACTGTGAAGAGGGAAGGCCTTTGCAAATCGAAACCACCTTGATGCACACTTCTGGGCAATGGGTGTCCAGCGCGTTCCCGCTAGCTGCAGCAAGAACCCCTCAAGACCTAGGAGGACAAATCACTTATTACCGACGCTACGCTTTTTCCGCCTTGGTAGGTATCGTAACCGAAGATGACGACGACGGGCAACAGGGCGGGAATCAAGGGCAAGATAAACAACGGATGGACCGATCTTCGTTTGACGATCGAGGGGACGAACCGTCCCAATCAACCCCACCTCCGGAGGAACAGGGCCAAGCCCCAAACCGGGCACAGTCTAACGAAGGCGCATCCCGGCCGAATGCGCCTGAAAAATGGGTGGAGGAATGCTCCCCGCTGTTCTCGTTGCTCAAGGAGGAAGAGAGGACGTATCTTCTGAAGAAATACGGAAACGCTCAATATCTGTCGAAGGTTTCACCCGCGTTACTGGACAAGTTCAAAAATGAACTCCTCGACTTGTCCGCCCAAAACGATTGATCAAGCCGGCTTTTGGTTAGTCGCTTCAGCTTCCGGCCATGTAGCTCACATTGTTCGCTACATGGGCCCAGACGATTGGCGATGTGATTGTAAAGCTTATGCTTATCGCAATAAAAATTGTCGCCATGTCCGGGCCGCGCAAGGATGGTTCCTGCTCGACTTCGTCGGCACCTGGAAAGATCCGGCTGTTATCTCAGTGGCCATTCCACGAAAACTCAAGCGCCGAAAGGCACAACCAAGGATGCAAAACCATGATATTGAGACCTGATTTTGAAGAGATCATACGCAACTTCCCAAGGGGGGGAGTGTATGATTTGGCCCAGTATGCCCTTGAACTTGAAGACCGTTACGAAGAGATTCGGCTTGTCTTGGCAAACCAACATTGGGTGGAAGCAGGGTCAAGAAAAGACTTCCCCAGGTTGAATTCCTGATGGCGGTCCGTATGTCGAAAGAAACGGCCGCCGCGCTTTTCGGGAAGGAGAAGACGCCGGCAGAAGCGGCCCAGGCGCGCCAGCTGGTGCGCTCTGAGAATGACCGCTGGAAAGAGCTATCGTTGCTTAGGGTGGAAGTGAACAAGCTTAGAGCCGAACTGAGGGTGTTGGAACAGGAAGTGAGGAGCTATTTTGGAAAGTGAAAAGGTTCTGACCGGCAAACCCGGTATTGAGATCGATATACGAACATCGGAATCGTCTTGCTAGCTGAACGCAAGATGCGCGTCCAGGTGTTCAAGGCCGATCGGCCGAAACAAAAGATGAAGGTGGGGGAGATCGACCTGGCCCTCAGTACCATTGAACGGATTGAGCACCTTTGGTCCAATTATCAAAATGGAACAAACGGTGATCCGGGAACCGCCATGGCGGATATCGCCATGATAAAAAGCATTTTGACGAAGGAACGGCGTATGCGAGAATGGGTTTTCCGCAAGGCCCTCAAAAAGAAACGTGCGAAGGTAGGGGAGATCGACCTGGCCCTCGACACCTTGAGCCTGATCGAGAAAACATGGGGAGAATTCCAACTCGATTTATTCACAACGGGAGATGGTAATGACTTGCCCTGAGACACCCGTCTCCGGAATGAGAGGGTTTCTCCGGATGGTACTTGACGCCTTCGCCTGAATTAATTAGGTTAATCGGTAAATATTTGCAACCACAATCAAAAAAGGAGCCAAGCTCATGCTTCGCCTCAAGACCGCCCATGAGATAGCCGCCCTTCTTCGTGTGCATCGCAATACTGTTCTTCGCTATGCGCGGACTGGCGTACTGCCAGCCGTACGCGTTGGGCACAGGGTACTTTTCGATCCTGTCGAGATTGAGAAGGCGATCAAGGCACACCGGCCAAGCGGGACCCTTATACCGTGAACAACGTATTTGGCTACAGCAGGGCCAAAGAAAAAGCGTTCTGCCAGGCACTACCCAGGCGCATGGCAGCCCCTTGCCTGATGATAATGCGCCATCTGGTGATTGGCGCAGCCCACACGGCCGGAGTATATGACGGGATTTACCTGGAACGAGGAGAAATAGCTATCGGGATTAGTGCAATCCGTTTAGAAACAGGTATTTCTGTCAAGACTATTCGCAGTGCATTGACACTCTTAGAGAAGCGGCACGAAACTGGCATAGTACGGGCAGGGTTAGGGGCAGGGTATCCGACGGTGTATGTTATTGTAAATTATGAAGTTTGGGACGGTCTTTCTGAAAAGGGGCACAGTACGGGGCACGAAAGTGGCACAGTAGGGGCACAGTACGACGAAAAGGGGCACAGTAAGGGGCACAGTAGTTTCATAGGGGAAAATGTAGAAAGTGGCACAGTAAGGGGCACAGTCCTAAAAGAAGTTAAAGAAGTAAAAGAAGTACTCCCTTCCTCCCAACCCTGCCCCACTGCTTTTAAAGAATTTTCAAACGGCGAAAATTCTCCCTCTGACTCCAAAAATCAAAAAGATTTGGAGCGCCTGAAAAAGTCATCTCACTGGCCCTACCTGGTCGACCTGACGGCGTGGTTCTACGGACCCGACTGTCCGAACACCCCGATGTGGAACGATCTGACGGAATCAGAGCAAGTCGGGGCGATGATAGCCGCCGAGAAGATCCTGCGTCTTGACATGCACGACGAACCCGGCAGCGAGGAAAGGCTGAAAGCGATCTTGCAGTGGGCCACCGGAGATAGTTTCTGGACAATCAATACCCAGGCGCTCCCCCCGCTACACCCCAAGAAAGACGGCATCCGGAAATGGCAAAACATCGAAATCAGAATGAAGAAATCCCAAGAAGGAGGTTCACCTGATGGCCAAACCCGAACACATCAGTCAAGCCCTGTCCCCTTACACGAAACCTTCCAAAAAATCCTTGAGGCCGATGCTGACGAACAATCCGGACAGAATGCAGACCCCAAGCAAAGCGGCTTTGATGCTGGTATTCTCCCAAATCAGGACGAATTACCCTTACTGGACCCGTCGGATGGACAAAGACAAAAAAGGATGGAATGAACTGCTGAAGATCTGGTCTTACAACTTGGTCGGCATGAATGATGATACCTTGGCCAAGGCCCTGGGTTTTTACATCCGGTGTTCCCACAAGTGGAAGGACGGCAAGACTTTCGCCCCTGGCCCCGGTGACCTGTGGGTGGCCCTGGATGAGTTCAGAAGAGCCGAAGAAGGGCAAGCAGAGCAAGCCCGAACATCCGGGCATGGCACCAGGAGGTACAACCCCAATGCTCCCGATGCATCCGAAGAAACCGTCGACTGCTGCTGGGAGCAATTACGCCAGCAATTTCCTAATCTGAAGAGACGGCAGCGCAAATGCACGACGACCGAGGACGCTAAATGAGGCGAGAAGGTGTCTATCTCCCACCAGGTTCAACGACAGCGCTGTGGCCTGTGTTTCCATTGCCCGGACCCCTTAGGATCGATTAGGGGGCGTCTCAGGGATATTCTGGCCACATGGGGATTGAAACGGGTCCTCATCACCACAAGGAGCAACCCGCATGATAAAAATTACGCGTATCGTCCTCCATCCAAGCTATGTCCGCAGTAATTATGATGGAGATTTACATTTTGTAACGGCCGGCCAATTGCGTGGGTTGTATAACTTGAAAGACGGCGATATCGAGATCATTGTTAAGCGAGAGTCTAGGGGAATGCGACTCAGTGATGAAGATTTGCATTTGTCCACGCGATCTGACGGGGAATACTTCGACGCTCCGAAGTTCATCCGGGAGCACAATGAAAGGATTACTCCATGAATGAAACCCTGTACAAATTCGCATGGGGAAACAATGCCAAACGCCGCACCTTATTCGGGAGAGTATGCAGGGTGGTAGCACGGGGGAAAATGTCCAGCGTGCAAATCGAATTCTTGGACACAGGACAACGGGAAATTGTGTCCATCAGATCCCTTCGGAAATTCCGCACAAATGGAAGTGAATAGCCATGCCGGCAATTTATGAGATAATGGACATTACGGAACCCGATGATTTCTATGCTATCGGCTTTTATTTTTCCATGTTAGAAGCACGCGCGGCCATTCAAGAAGGACCTAAAAAATGGTGGCCATTATATGCGCGGCGTGAGCAGAAATACGAAATTGCTATCAGAAAAGGGGAGCCTGGAATAGGTTCAAAGTTTGAAGTGCTTTACGCCCGCACCTGGCATAGAAAAGTTGAAACAACAGTCACTTGGAGGTAAGCTGATATAATGGAACCTGAAGAATTTTGTTTTATCAGTGATCTTTATAACGATCTCTTTGGCGATAGGAAGGGGGAACCGGGCTTTATTTTTATCTGTGATATTTACGACGGGGGGGAATACTATCCGCTAGGCGTATTTATGTCTCTGGGCGATGCGTTAGAGACCCTGGCCGCAGGTCCCGATAAGTCGTGGAAGAATGAGCTGGAACCCAGTTGCACGGTGGAGATTTGGAAACGAAAGATCGGCCTCAACGGCCGGGGCAAAAGGGTTCTTTCGATCCATTGGAAGCAAAGTTACGATGAAAAGCAAGGTGGATATGTCTGGTTTTCGTGCCAAGCACAAGTGGAAACGGAAGAGAAAGGACAAAACTATGAGTGCTGACCAGATACGCATTTTTAACGGTGCTTTAACCAAAACCGAGATCCATTTGCTGGAAGATTCGGAGGATTTTTGGATGGACCCCTTTGATGAGATTCGCTCTCTGCGCGAGGAGGTTCTGCTGGCCGACAAACGTCTTGCTAGACGTAAAGAGTTGAGTCTTGAGTCTATCTTCATTTTAGTGGATGCAAGCGACATCTATGAGGACGATAAATATTATCCTCTGGCCGCATTCCTGACCCTTGATGATGCGAAACAGGCTCTTGCGAATGGTCCCGACATCGGATGGTTGCGTATGCATATCCTCGACCACAAAGGCGATATGAAAATAGAGGACATTTTTACGGTGGAAATCTGGGAAAGGACCATCGGATTTAGCGGCCAGGGGCAGCAAGTTTTTATCGCCAGTTGGGAAAAAGAATACAACGAAGACAAGGATGAATACTTTTGGTCGCAGATGCACGTTCACGATGCGTTTTGAAAGGACAAAGCCATGGGTTCCGATATGATGCGCGGCAGTGAGATGCGCTGGCTTGAACTCCACCTTCTGGAAGATCCGGAGGATGCGTGGATGAGCCCCTTCGACGAGATTCGCTCTCTGCGCGAGGAGGTTCTGCTGGCCGACAAACGTATTGCTAAACTTGAAGAGTTGCTATACCGTATTCCGGCATGTCCGGCGCACGGAGAGGCATGTATACCCCATGCCCTTTTGTGGGTAAACCAAGTTCGAGCACGGGGCGAAGTGTAGGATCAAACCGAAAAAAGGGGCGAGTGATGGAACCTTCGGAGAAAATTCGGGAAAGCTATATTTATGATATTTATGAAGGTCTATTCGGCTCTAGGCCCAACCATCCATCACCAACCAAGGACAAAGTCATGGACTTTGATATGATACGCGGCAATGGGATGCGCTGGCTTGAACTCCACCTGCAAGAAGATCCGGAGGGCTTGTGGATGAGCCCCTTCGACGAAATCCGCCGCTTGCGAGAAATCATAGAGCATCGAGAGACCACTATCCTGAAACGAGAGAATGCTCGCCAGGCCGCGCACGACAGCCGGACCAAGTGGAAAGCCAGGGGGGAGAGGTCAGAAAAACAACTGACCGCGGTCAAGATCCTGCTGGCGGAAGTGGTAGCGCTTAATGTGAGGTGGAAAGACGGAGGGTCCCCTTTGAACGAACGAATGGAGAAGTATCAAGTGACCTTGGAAGAAATCAGAGCCTTTTTGCAGCTTGACCAAGAAGGAAGCAGCAGCGAATGAACGCCGGCAGCTCCCGGCACGTCCCCATGCATGGGAAAGCATGATCGCTGCTCCAAGCTGCTCGCCGGCCGGATCTTGGTAGGCAGCCGGCACGTCCCCATGCATGGGGTAGTCTTAAATACACCTGGTGGTATCGGTCACCAGCAACCCGTCAACGGAGTAGCAACCATGCCCTTTCAAAGAAAGCTCGAATCTCGAAAGTCTTGCCCTGTATGCGGCCGCCCATTCGGCCGAAAGCGATTTCGCGGGGTAAGATTGGAAGACCTAACGGCTTTCATGCGCCGGATCCACTGTTCGCGGAGATGTTCTAATCAGGGGAGAAGCAAACATGGAAAAAGAAATTGAGAGAATAAAAAAGCTCATCGAGGAGGGATGGGGGTGGTCCGGGACAGACGAAAACTACATCTATCCCATGTGCGGCGGAACGCATGTTTATGATCCCGTCGCTTACCATTTGATTCGTTTTCAGGCTTGGTGCATTGGGACTTTCTTCAAGTGTCTCCGTTGACGGAGCTGGGATAAAATACAAAAGGCCAGGATACCGACCGCTGGAAGGCGCGCGAGGAAAACGCGGTTTGGCATCCTGGCCCTTGCTGTGATCTTCTACTAATGAACGTCCCAATCCCACCCAATGCTCACATTTTGCTGAGGGATTACAGGTATCACAGGAAAGACGCCGACTTGGTATTCCATCGGCTTCGGATATACCATAACCGGGCCTGGCAGTCCAACGGGGATACCCGTCCAGGTTAGAGCCAAGTACCGTATCCAGTCTCGGTAATCCCGCTGCATTTGATGATAAAAATATAGACCATCGAGAAAGAACAGCGGGGAAAATCCGCTGGTCAAGCCTGCCAATTTCTCCGCATCGAGTTCATCTTCCCAAAAAGCGATCTCGGCCAGATCCCCGCCAGGATTCGCGCCGCTGGCCCCATAGGACATGTCAGCCGTCATATTCGTTCCGATGGCCACCGTATCAATTACCCCTGCGTCCCCGTCGCGCGTCTGGGTGGTGCCCACTCCGTTCGTGCTGACCAGGTCCCAGGTATCGAGCACTCCGTCAACGTACAAGACCGGATCGACATTGGGATTCGCACTATCGAAAGAAAGGGCAACCCCATGCCATTCCCCCTCGGCCAAATCCCTGGCGGTCTCATAGACCGCATCCGTGTCGGAGAAGTAATGCACGAACTGGATACTCGGATCGGAACTCGTACTGTATTTCACTTGGAGATTGCATACTTCTTTGTTTGCGGCAAACGCATTCCCCAAAGAAATCAAGGTCCCTTCCGAGGTGTCGTCACTCCCCGACGCCATGTGCTTGAACCAAATGCATAGAGTGAACGTTGAGGCCAGCGTCGGGAAAGCATCATCGGCGGAATATATCTTATCCGCATCTTGCTGTAGCCTGACAGCCATTTCAACTCTCCTTGAGCGCAATACTCCAAAGCAACGCGTCATTGTTCAGGTTATCCGATCCGTCGGTAGCCGTACGCTGTACGCGCAAGACGAAAGTTTCCCCCGCCGCAACGCTATCCATATCCGCTCCATCCGTGAAGCTGATACCCCCGAAATGGGTTATGGATCCGGCCGGATCGGGAGCCGCATCCGTAGCGCCATTGAAAGCATAGCTGTGCAGGCTGTCAAAATCTTCGACTTCGGCTTCCATTCTGCGGAAGGCGGCCGCCCACACAACATCTCCGGTATTTATTACGCAATACCACACCAGGTCGACAGTCACTCCGCCACCGTCGTAATAGTCGGGCATCTGGCCCAGGAAATCGGCATATTCGATAGCTGTCTTGTCGAAAGCTAACGCGGGGATGAGTTCTATCGGGTTGCTCCCCCCTCGACTGAGCGTATACTGCGGTCCCTTTGCACTGGGGATCAAGGCCGACTGCGCCGTAAAGAAACCTAACATATCGCCGCTTGACATAATTGTACCTTTCCTTTTTTAGCCCCCCGACGCGGCCACTTCTTCCCTTTTTATTCGCGAATGCGTACCGCTTCGCTCTCGCGGGGGCAAATGAAGATCGACCAAATGTTCGAGGTGCGTATTGGCTTCGATCTGTATTTCCAGCATTCGTTCATGTTGTCTTACGAGTTGCTCTAGCGTGGTTTTCATCGCGTTCATAGTTGGATTCACAGGGCATTCAATCTGCACAGGTGCGCGTCGTTCTACAGATGGAACAGGTTCCGCAGAAGCGGCCTTCCGCGCATTGACGAAGGAAAAGCCGAATACCTTTGATGCAATAAGATAGAGGAAAAGTAGAATGACGATTATACCGACAGGTCCATAGCTAACGGCCAAATCGATCCACCCTTTGGCGATTTCCGGTGAAGTCGGTATCATGGCCTACTCCTTCTCTTCACTCGTCCCTGTTTTCGGCTCTGCGAACTTCTGCACGACTTTCGGCGCAAAAGCGCAGACAGCGAACAATACCAATATCTCGAAATTGATATTGTCTCTCAACGTCTGGTAAGTGGCGAGAAAAAAGAGATAAAACAGGCAAAGGAACGACATCACTCGGATGTTCGATATTTGCCCATTGGCTTCTTTAAACACGATATAATCACCTTCTGTTCAGAGGACGACAAAGGAGTGAAATCCTCTGCCGTCCTCTGGTTTCCTGGTTTCGGTCGGCTTTTAGCGATCCGCTAAACCTGCAGCGTAGCCGTCTGGATAACCGGCCTGATTTCCATCGCCGCGGCCAAACCAATGACCGTCACTATGCCCGTTGCCGTGCCCCGCCCAATAACCATCGGCCCAGCCTGAGGCATACCCGGCCCCTTGACCATCGCTGTTTCCTTTGGCATTGCCCACGGGGTTCCCCGCGGCGTAGCCGTCTGAATAATCGCTCATGCACCCTCCTTCAGGCCGCTAATCCAGCGGCGTAGCCGTTGGCATAGCTGGTGGAGTATCCCTCTGGGTATCCTTGTGAGTAGCCCAGGCCCCAACCGTCATTATAACCCTGGTTATGGCCAGGAGGATAACCTTGCGAATGGCCTGTGCTAAAGCCATTGTTGTACCCACCCTGGTACCCGGCTGCATAACCCGCGGCGTACCCGTCCGAATAATCACTCATCAGACACCTCGGGTACGTTCGGCCGGCCCGCCGGCTTGGTCTGCTTCGGTGGCGCGTATACTTGTCGCGCCGCTCTGAATCCGTCTTTGTATCCCTTCTGGAAAGACTCTATGAAAGCCTTTTTCTCGAAAGGAACCGTTTTCGGATTCGGATCGGGGGTCGAATCAGCCATAAAATCTCCTATGTTATGGGTTGCATTACTCGGAGATGTTGTTGAAGAAAGTTCGCTTCCCCTCCTTATCTGAGAAAAGAAGTGGTTATCCGCGCCGGCTGGGGTTTCTTCTCATAAACCGCAGGGGCATTTTTCAGGTCGGGGATCGCTGGGCAAAAAACAAAGTCAATTCCGGCATCGAGCAGTGAATCTGAAACCGCAATTATTCGCCTACGTCTATCCATCCACCTAACGAGAGATAAACGCGACCGCGCGAGCTTTGATTCTTCCCCGGCATCCCATTCGCGCGCTTTCTTGTCGCGCAGGTACTGGCTCTGTACCATGGGCACCTGGGCACTGACATCTTTGTGCAGGATGATAAATTTATTTTGCGGCAAGTTGCCGTTCTCCCAGGCCCAAAGCTGCAACAGTTCAAAGGCCCTATGCTCAGCAATGTAGGTCTGTGCCTTAGTCCTTATGTTGTGGCTTTCCGTCACATAAGGACGTGAGTCTGACAGTTCCATAGCAGCGGGGTAGAATTCGATATTCCGAGTTATGGCTGCTACATTACCCGCTTCATCCTGCCCGATAATCTCAACCGTCCCGCCGATATCTTTTGCTTGGATCAGAGCGACATCGCTCAGTGATTCGGTTGCTGTCTCTCCCGGAGAAAAGACGATTGCCAACCTGGCCCCATGGCTGGTGGCCCCATCTGACGTAGTCATAAGGATATTATTTTTGACCACAAGTGCAGAATCGGAAACCAAGGTATCCAGCACCGTTACTTTTTCAAGGAAAGTAACGTCCATCTCGAAGGGAGATAGGGGCGGGGTACCCTCGACTATTCCCCCTCGATACTGGAAGACTCTGGCATTGTCATTGCCCGATCCGCCGACCCCGATATAGAGCTCATTGTTGTATTCGGCAAAGGACTCCAAATAATCGTAGGTATTATCCCAGAGTTTCCAGAATTCCTCGCCGTCCAAGACGTACAAATCTCCGCCGTCCACAGAATCCCCGAAACCGATCAACAATCGGCCATTATATACTATAAGGTCGTAAATACTCTCATAGGTGGTATTAATGAAGGGTGCCTCAAAAGCTTCTCCGTCCCAGCGGTAAAGATCTCCTTCATTCGCCCCCGGCCCCATGCCCATATACAGATAATTTTGATAGCCTTCCAAGGCAAGGCAGTCATGGGTGGTGTTCGGGTTGCCGATTGCATCCCATTCCACCCCGTCGAATTCCCATAGATAGGCATATCCGCTGGTGGTCGCTTGGGAAGTTGTACAATAAAGTTTCCCGTTCCACTTTGCCAAATTGCGAACATGATAATCGATAGTGTCGAGAGATAGGTCCCAGGTGCTTCCCCCATCGCAGCTCACCAGGATATCGCCCTCTCCGGAGAGGCCGCCCATGGCCGCATAAATGCAATTTCCATAGGTCTCCATATCATGGACGACATCATAGGCACCGTCGTATACGTTGGCCCAGGTGGAAACGCCGTCGAAGGTATCGATATCCCCGTCCGACGTGTCATCGCCGTTGCCGATGAAGAGCAGCCCCTTGTGAACGAGAAAGCAATGTGCTTCTTCGTGATCCGTATTGTTGAAGTAGCTGAAGATACTTGAGGTATCCGCATCGAACGTCCAAATGGTTCCATAGGTTCCATGGCGTATACCTGCATAGATCCGGCCTTGAAAAACCCCCAGCGCTTGGACATCGTAGTCGTTGTCCCCCCCATCGAGAAATTGTTCCCGGCCTACGTCTTGCTCCACCTCGACAATGTCACCAGCGATTTTCAGCCAATAATTTGTAAGCAGAGAATCGGTGGTATCACTGCTGGCGATCCCGCCGCCGCCACCCACATGACTGTGCAGGGCGGTCTCGCTTTCGTCGGTCAACTCGGTGAGCATCGTATGCGTCACCCCGTTTATATACACGGTTCCGGAGGTGATGCTAAGCGCTGATGAGGCGAGGCTGGTAACTTCCATAGCGCCGTCGCTGTTCAGGGTGGCGACCTCGACATCGTTTGAATCCTTGAACGACACGGCCGTCAAACCTGCGGCATCCCCCATGCGGAGGTCGATATCCTCGCCAGCCCCGGACGCAAGATAATGCGGATGAGTGCGAACGGATACAAAAATGATGCCCGCGCTCACATGGTCGTATTGCACCTTTCCGATGTGATATACTTCCCCACCGGTAGGCTCCGTATTATCATAGGCACCGGCGACGGTCAAGTATAAATCGTCGCCATCCGACCAAGCTAAAGTATTGAGTCCCGTCAATTCGCCAAAAGTCCGAATATCGATATTCTGGCCGCTGGTTTTCGTTTCAAGCGCCAAACCGATAATACTCGCCTTGGCGTGGTCCCGGTTATCGCACAGGCTAACCTGCGGTAATTGTCCGGTTGCTCCGGAGATGTAGACGGCATCGCCCTTGGTAATATTTTCAGCGGCCTTAGCTTCCAGGGTGACAGCCACTGAAGCCGCGGCGCCGACATTGGTAATAGCCGATCCGTCACCGGAGAGGTACGTCGCATCTACGGTGTCTATCTCGGCCTTGGCCGCCATCAGCAAGTCGCCGGGATCATATTGGGTCGTGTCGTGGAAAGCGTCTTGGTTCGCCCCTCTCGGGCTATGCTGATGTATTCCCCCTGCCCAAACTATCAGGGGAAGCAGTACGAACCAAACAGCCGTTAAGACGGAAAAGCTTTTTCTGCGCATGGTGAGACCTTCCTTTTTTAACCCCAAGGGATGAAGTTGCCATCGTCATCAGCTGATGGCGCAGAACCAATTTTCCCCATGAAAAAACCCAGCGTAGCATTGAACCAACCATAGGCAGCACCTGAGCCGTAAACAAAAGGATCGGACCAGGTCCCGGCTGGCAGCGGACCCGCCCCGCCGGCAACAGCCACCCAAGCGGCACCGGAATAGACATAAATGTTCGTATCGGCCGTCACATAACACAGGTAACCCGCGGCCGGGATGTAGTAGGTGTAGGCGTTTACGACATATATCGCTATCTGGTTTGTCTTGCCACTCCACGCGCCCGTAGCGCCGGCTGGGATAATATACCGGTCCCCGTCGCTCTCGCCGCCTGGTGGAGCTGTGACAACGTTTGAAATAACACCCAGCTGAACAATACCGTCCAGCTTCAACAGATTGGCGTCGTTCCCTGTTTTCCAGCCGCTTTCACGGAAGGCCCAGGAATGGGACAGCCCTAAATTCCCTCCTACGGTGGCAGCCATGTTTTTTTATTCTCCGTAGTAATCGCCATAGAACATGCCGTATCCTCGACATTCGAGGATAACAAAATCATGCTCTTGCCAAGCGTCGAACCCCTCGCGCGCGGAGTAGAGGACCACCCGCATTGTTTCGTTCGGTCGCGCGCCGGCCGCCAGAGCCGAAAGCGTTATCTCGTCAGCTATGGTGAGCGCATGGTTCGTAATCTCGATTCCGGTTTCATTTACAATGAGATCATCTTCTTCATCCCAAATCTTGACGATGTAAGTCGTCCCCGCCTCTGGACCGATGTCGCCCGCGTCCTGCTGTGTGTAAGCTTGACCCTGTGTCAATCTATCTCGGTGCGCCCAAGTGAGGGTCAGTGCTCCGGTGATGTAGGCCGGCCAGGCGGAAGAATTCAACTGGAAGTTGCCAGGGGGATAAGCCCGAAACATGCGATCGGCCATTGTGGTAGTGTCTTCGGTTGCATCCCCGATGTCCAGAACGCCGAGCGAGGTCTGCGGCAGGACTTTTGATTTCACGACATCCGCACTAGCGTACTCGGTTGGATCTTCCCCGAGGTGGGTATCGGCAAAATACACGCGATCCCCCTGAGAGTGTGAACCGGGAACCGTATCCAGTACCCCGCGCTTCAAGGTGATGGTTCCCGCGCCGGCATCAATGGCGGTCACCTCGCAGAATTCAGTCCCGATGATGCAATAGGTTTCGGTCTCAACCGTGTCCAGGTCGTGGACTTCTGTAATGGTAGTGCCCGTGGTGACCTCCGGATCGATATCTTCATCGAGCGTCGCCACGGGGGCAAAGGGGGCGAGATGGTCGCTAGCGTGGAGATAACTGCCGGCCGTGAGCCGAGTCCAGAGTTCATACATGCCGGAATCCCCGGATGGTTTTTGGATAGCAGACACCACCCATCCCGCATCGTCCGCCACTTCATCCCAGACCGTGGATGAGGAGCCCAGGCGGCCTACAAGCAGGGCATAGGGCACTTCAAACAGCACCCGGTAATCGGCATCAGCCGGCTCATTCCATGGTGTGGACCACTTGGACGCAGGTGGATCCGCATACAGTGAAGCGTCCACCCCATAAACATCCTGGATCGCCTGGATGCGGATTTCACCGGCCTGCAAGTTGCCGTAATCGATATTCATTACCCGCAGATCTTGAGATGATATCCCGTACCGACTCCAATCCAGCGTAACGACATCGCCTATACGTACGCCCAGGGCTTCCCTGTTCGCAATTAATTTGACGTTGGCAAGTGGAGTTGAGAGATTCCGTAGATCCCTGGCCGCAAGCTTCATCGCCGTAGCCTTTTCCACTACCATATCGTAATAAATATCACGACTATTAATTATCCCGCTCACCTGTTCGATGAGCCCTTGATTATGAAGAGAAACCATCTGGTCAAAATCTTCCCGGTCGGTATAGTGAATCGTCACCTGATTGACCAACTCGGAAAGCCGGGGGCGTTCGTAATTTAAAACTTCGGTTACATTCGTCTCATTCAAGGTCAAGACTGATTCGTCTTCCTGGCGAAACAGTTTCAACGTGAACTTCCCGGTTTCCGGGTCTGTGTACAAGGCCCCCATAATGTGTTGTAAGACATTTTGGAAGAATTCTTTTATCGGCGCGCTGGTTTGCCACACAACGGAAAGCCCAAGTTCTTCGGTATCTAATTGGGAGCTCGCTGCGGTGAAAGAATCGGAATCAATATCACCCGTATCTTGTTTCAACCCCCAACTTTCGGTCAGGGCCAGGTTGATAATATGGGCCGGGTTCATGTCCTTTGAGTTCGGTCCACAACTGGCCGAATCCAACCACTTCATATAGTAGGCCCATGGGCGGATATCGGCGCTCTTAGCCGCCAAATATACTTGGTTCAGGATGACACAGACATTACCTCTAAAGGCTGGAATAGAAGACTCAAGCTGTAACTGTAGATAGGTATTTACCGGTTGATCTGGTGCGCCGAAGGCAATATCAACATCTCCCTCAACACCCCCTTCTTGCTTGGGGCCGCCGAATACATCCGGTTTGTCTATGGTGAGGGTGGTATTGGTAGTCACATCGCCGTCATTGTAAATAATTTGATCGCCGGCTCTTATTCTCACCAAGGCGTCAACGGGATAATGACAAATCGCCATGTGCATCCCCAGATAATATTTATGATGCAGGAACTTTTTCTTATCTCCTATCCCGAATGGCCAGAGGCTTCCTTCTTTCACGTTCACATTACGCGTCTTGATGTCACCGTACCATACCACATTGGGGTTACTCACCCACCGCGTTCCGAAGACTACAGGTATCGGGGAACCCAGGTCGGCTTCCGGGAAATCCAGGCTTTCCCAGGGAGAAGTAAGTTCGATCTGTTTTGTTGTGGGCCGCAGGATATATTGCGCCGCCATCACAAATAAATAAAGACCGATATTCATTTTATTCCCTTTATCGTCGTCGCTTCTTCGGCGTAGGGTTGGCAAATGGATTGCGACCCGAAGGTATCCAGGGGAACCCCCCATAGTTCACCAGGTTCGAGTATTTGGTCCCACAATCCGTTTCCGTATGGTCACAACCGGGATACACATCAACAGCCGTTGTCACCACCAGACCAGGAACCGCATTGTATATGACAATGTCATCTCCGATATGGGAAACTATGGTGCGGAAATCATAGGTGCCGAACTTGCAATAGCCCCCTTCATAATAACCATTTGCTTCCGCATCAAGCCCTGTTATAGTAAGAGCCGTTCCGTCCACAGCATCCACGGTGCCGACAAACTTGTAAGTGGCAGCGGTAACCCCGCAGAAATTACCATAAAGGACGTGTCGACAGAGTATCTGATATCTGGCATTGAGCGCCGGCCGTTGAATTATCGACAACAGACCTTCCGTCACGATCTCAGCTTCTGAACCTTGCATGTTCATGCTAACCATGCGCCCCTTCCAGATGGTTGCCCAGGTGGAATCCGACAGTTCCCCGTAGACGGTGACACTGGCCGGCTGCTGTGCGGTCAGTGCCACAACGGTAAACGGGTTGTCGCGCATGGTCCGAATAGTAAGCGTCGTGCTGTTTATATCGTCCGTGCTCTTCAAAGCGCTCCGGCTGATGGGCTCAGCCGTAAAATCTTCGCCGCCTTTGACAACCGTCACGCTGCCGGAAGTGTAGCGGTAATAGGTCCCGTCGACCAGGAATTCAAAAAGCTCTATGGCAGCCATCAGGAAATACCCTGGTATTTTAAGAGACTGACATCCATATAAGCTTTAGGATCCCCCGCGCTGAAAGCGGGGCCAACGATACCCGAGGTATGGTCAGACAACGATACCCCGCCGCCGCTGAAATCACCAGGAGCACACTGCGAACCCTCGCGCCATGTTCGAATTTACCAGTCACC